TGCCCAACTCGTTGCTGTCGGTGCCCAGGATGTGCACCTTGTCGGTCAGCCCGAAGTCAGCTTTTTCCGGTCTACGTACAAGCGTCACACAAATTTTTCCCAAACTGTCGAGCGTCAGGTCATCCAGGGCAACGTCTCGAACAACGGTATGTCCACCATCCGCTTCGAGCGCAAGGGTGATATGCTCAACTATGTGTACCTCATGCCCATCAAGTCCGATGGTACCCAGTCTAACACCGTCCCCGATTGGACCACTGCCATTTCCAAGGTGGAACTCCTCATCGGTGGCCAGGTGATCGATGAACAAGACTCGACCTACTCGACTCTCATCGCCCCCACCCTTTCGGCGACCGCCTCCGCCAAGTCGGTCTCCAGTGGTCTCTACACCGGATCCGCCTCTGAGCGGTTCTACCCTCTCCGGTTCGCTTTCTGTGAGAACTGGCAGACCGCCCTCCCTCTCATCTCCCTCCAGTACCACGATGTGGAGCTCCGCATCACTTGGGGTACCGCCGCGGATACCTACAAGTGGGAAGTCTATGCCAACTACGCGTACCTCGATACCCAGGAACGTGAGATGTTCGCGGGCTCACCCCAGAACATGCTCATCACCCAGGTGCAAAAGGCGGTTGCCTCCGGTTCCAAGATCCAGGAGCTTAACTTCAACCATCCCATCAAGTACCTGGCGGCGGCTAAGACTGGGGGTGTGACCATGCTCGGTGACACCAACAAACTCAAGCTCCAGATCAACGGTACCGACGTGGCTGACTACAAGTTTGCGAACCCCAACTTCACCGCGGTTCCCCTCTACTACCATACTTCCCACGGCAGCTCCGCCCCCGGTACCAAACTTTTCACGTACCCATTCTGCCTCGAGACTGGTAAGCTCCAACCCACCGGTTCGCTCAACTTCTCCCGTCTTGACTCGGCTCGTATCGTCAATGATACGGCCAGCTCCAGCGATGACATCTACGCTGTGAACTACAACGTCCTCCGCATTGAAAATGGGATGGGTGGACTTTTATATTCTAACTAATTAGTAAATGATTTGGAAGGTTGTCTTCCTCCTAGCCATCGTTTTTGTATTGACGTACGATCCTACTTCCAGGACACTCGAAAAGTTTGTTGGGCAGCCCACCCCACCAACCGAAAAATCGTGTGAATCTACGCATTACCAAGCCGTCCAATTTGCACAGTCACCTTATGAGTGTCCCACACCAGGTAAAGCTCATATGGGTGCAATTGCTTAAAAAGAAAGTGAGACATTACAGTATAAATGATTCCCGTTAATCGAGATACAGTCATGATGATAGCCACTATCGTATGCGCTATAGGTATTATCTTCCTCTTCAAGGAACTCAATAAGACCAAACAGGAAATGAACTCTTTCAAAAATTTCTCGTCTCAGGTGGTTCGGCATCTCAGTGCCCCAGAACCTGTCCCAGAACCTGTCCCAGAACCCAAAAAGGAAGAGGAGGAGACTGTGGCCAAAGAGAAGGAATAAACATATCGTCATACTATAACTTGCGAATGCGCAATGAAAAAGTACAAAGCGATTGCAGTACCGGTTAGCTTCGTCGATGGGAAACCAAGGTTTCTTACGGTGAGGGACTGGAGATTCAAGGATTGGATATTTGTGACTGGTGGCTGCAGGCGGAGGGAGATTTTTAATCCCCTCCGATGTGCCCTCAGGGAACTCGAGGAAGAGACTAGGGGTGTCGTATCCCTAAAGAGTGGTGAATACACCGAATTTAAGTTTACCGTAAAGGAGAGTCCAACGGTGGATCTTGAATATAATGTCTTTATATTCTTCGTGAATTACTCGAGATCTGAGCAACAGTCACAACTTAAAAAGTTTTACGAGGAAAAACATAAAACAAATCTAAAAAAAATTTTAAAACAACCCATCAGGAAAACATATGATGAAAATGATTATATGAGTTATGATACTCTCGATGAATTCAATTCACGAAAGCGTTGGAATCTCATTATCGATAATGTCATAAAGAATCCTCAATTTTACGCGTGTATAAGTTCTTTGAATAGAAAAACATTCTCTATAAAATAATGAAGTCCAAGGCGTACATCATGATGCAGATCGGACAACTTCTCGATAAGAACAGGGGTTTCTGTGAAGAGGAAATTACCAAGTGGATAGAAGAGAACGAATCCAAAACACTATACGAACTTTTAACCATAAAGAAAGAACTTTCCCAAGGTAAAGAATATCAGGATGTCTCATGTATGAGGTGGTTTAGAGATTAGATATGTAACCTAGGTAAGTATGTTTAAGAGTTGGTGCGCAGATCAAAAATTTAACAATGCAACCAATCTATCACATGTGCTCATGGACGGTGGTGTCCTCTCCGTGCCATTTGATAAATTGAATGACTTTTATGATCGGTACATAGAAGCTGTTAAGTCAGGTGAGAGACTATATGTCGTCGAACAGAAGAGTGAGAAATATAACTTTTTCGTGGATATAGATTACAAGGACAAAGAAGCCCTAGACCTCGATGAAATCAAAGATATTTGCAAGGTTATTTGTGACAAGGTGAAACGCCATGGTGGTAAGGATTGTCTCATCTCCGTCTCTCCACCCAAAAAGTGTGGGGAGCTCATAAAGACGGGTGTCCATCTCAATTGGTCAGGGTTCGTCGTCGATCAAACATCAGCAGTCGCATTGAGAGAGCATATACTCGTAGCCCTCTCCAAAGCCAAGGGGCGAGGAACGGATTGGAACGAAATCATAGATGCCGCTGTATATGGAAATATGGTCAGAAAGACGAAGGGGAGTGGGTTCCGTATGCCATGGTCATATAAAAAGGCGAAACACAGTGCATGCGATGGTCAAGGGTGTTCTGGTTGCGAAAAGGGGAAAGTGGATCAACTCGCCTATCTCCCCGTGTTCATGTATCACCACGGTCCCTTGAGCACGCTCATGAAGATTGGAATGGACCCCACCCTCGATATTCTAAAGATGGCCGTCGTTCGTACAAATGAACCACAGGTCACACATGTAGAGCCACCTTCTACAGTTATCAAAGAGGGGACTTTCACAGCTGCACAGACGAAGGATGAGGTTCATGATGATGCATTGAAGGGTAAAATTGAGGAGTTCATTCGCACACACCTAGAGGGACAGGGGAATGCATATGTTCCCAAGATTTTCAAAAAGAAGGATACATACCTAGTCTCGACGACATCTAAATATTGTGAAAATCTCAAGCGGGAGCATGGGTCTAATCACGTTTGGTTCATTATCAGTGGCCAAACGATCATTCAGAAGTGTTTTTGTTTGTGTCCAACACTCAGGGGGAGGCGAGATGGGTTCTGTAAAGACTTCTGTGGGCGAAGACACCACCTCACACCAAGTATTGTCGAGGGTTTATATCCAAAGAAGGAAGACATCAAGAAGTGTCCAGAAATCAAGAAACGAGTAGAAAAACCCCAGGTGAAGTGTGGTGACGTGAAAGAACCTCTAGAAGTGTTCATCCGGAAGAATATGCATGGACCGGAAGATCTACAGGTGGTCACTATTAACAAAGATAAAACGCAGTTTGTGGCACTCACAAACTCTAATTACTGTGAGACGATCAAGGGAATGCACGAAGATGTTGTGATGTCCTATTTGATCAAGGGTAAGGAAATAAAGCAAAAATGTCCTCGTTGTAAGAAAAATACTTCTAGAACACATTGTTTAACACCTGATATTGTAAAGATACTTAAACAGTAGTGCCTTATAAAAGTTAAAATGATCACTCGATCAGGACGCAAGATAAAGAAACCTGAGCTCTTCCAAGCAACTGAACAGGATCTCGTAGATGATTATAGTGCAGAAGATCATGATACAGATTTTGATTCGGAAATAGATACCGAAGAAGAACGGTATTCGGATGAGAGTGAGGAAGAGAGTGACAGTGACGCAGATGAAAATGGAAATCTCAAGGATTTTATCGTGGATGATGAGAGTGATAGTGAGTTAGAAGATGCTTAAAAAAAACAGAGCTATAATTAGAAAATGGAAACTGACATCGGAAACCCCATTGAGTATAACCCCACTATGGACCCTTTAATTAATGATAAGAATGAAGAACCTGTACAGGATGAACAACCATATTATATGGAGTATCCTATACAGCCTCCTATGTATCAACCTCAACCTCAAAATGATAAATTTGATTTATTCGAGAAGGTTGATAAATCTACTTGGATTATCGCATTCGCAGTCTTTCTTTTAGGCTTTTTTATGGGGAAAACCATGCAACCAGTGATTCTCAGGTACACTTGAGTACGCTACAAATGTTCCAACATCTCCGTATATTGACTTGATATTCCCCGCATTATCCATTTTGATAAGTTGTGTTGGATACCTAGGCATAATAAATGCATCATCTGTATCTTCGATAAAGCCAGCAGTAGTACTGACTTCAGTTTCAGTTTCTGTTTTGTTTTGTAATTCAACCATCGGATTATAAAACAAAATAAAGAAAGTACTAACCAAAATTATTGTAATAATAATCTTGATCATTTTGTTTATTATATAGTAATATTATTTACGCAGACTCCTCTTCCACATCCGCAAGTTTGGCATCAGCTTCACGCTTCTTCTGAAGCTCTTCAATTTCAGCGGCGACGACTGCATCAGCTTCCTTCACAAGTTCTTCCATTGGGGCGTCAGGCTTATCTTTCTTGAGACGCTCCAGAACCTCTGCGGGGTGAGAGATTGGTGGTTCATCTGGCTTGGTGTAAAACTTAGAATTTTCATCACCTGCAGAGTACTGGGTGGTCATTCCAGCTTTACGTTCCTGGAACATACGAGCAGCTTGAGACTGATTCTCCTTGTATCCAACCATGATCTCTTCGAGCTTCTCGTTGGTGTAATGCACATCCTCGATCTTGTCGGCGTTAGGGGGGATCAACAGCCACTTGTATTGCTCCACAACGTAGATGTCGAAGGTGGGATCCTCCTTTTGGAGACGCTTGGCGTGATTGGCAGCCTCATCACGGGTACCGAAAGCGCCGCGGAGCTTGACACCAAATTTATCATTCTTCTGGGGACACTCGGGTCCAATAATAGAGATACACGCGAAGACTTGTCCGGGAACGGTGGTATAGTCAGTTTCAAGAGACATTATATCTGTGTAACGATGCAAAACTTTAAGCTATAGAAGTCCTAAGTGATACACTTAAAAATGAACGACAAATACTATTAAATGAGTAGGATCACATGGACTTATTTGGAATTGTTGTGGTTGGTACGAGATACCAAAGCCATCTACTCAATCATAGAAACAAGTCTCTCGTCTCAATCTTTTGTGCTTAACACAACACATTCCGATGGTCGTGATAACAGTCGATTAGACGAGAATGTCATTTCAGACTACCTTATTGATACTTTCCCAGGAGTTCTAAGAAGAGGGGAGGATAGAGCGCTTGGTGATTTATGGATACATGATTTACCGATAAACATCAAAGTCGTCGAAGATCGACCAGGTCAAGCGAATAACTTGGTTGGCTCGACACACTTCATAAAATATATTTTTGATGAATCCACATGTACTAGTCGTGTAGGTATTGCAAACACCTTGGCCAATACTCCACCTGATAGGGAACTGAAAAAATACGGACTGATTATTGTTGCCAAAAATTCACCACGTGTTTGGGTTGGAAATTTCGACGAAATCCCCGAACAACATATCAAGATTAACCCATCAAATGGTATTCAGATCACGTGGCCCTCTGCGCATGTCACGAGAACAAATGAAGAGTACCAATCTCTCGTCACTAAGAAGATGGTTGAACTTTTTGAGAAATGGGCAGAACCACTTAAAGTTTTCAACGCTTTGAGGAGTAATGCGCAAGGAGTTGGGTCAGTTCTTCACGATTAATGAAGGACTCCAACAATATGTGATGGACCGTGTGGAACATTTGGGTAGCCCTCTTCTCGAACCATCCTTTGGGGCTGGACACCTTCTAAAAAAATTCAAGGAACATGATGATACCTACCCCATGTATTGTTTTGAGATTGATTCCTCAATTAAACCATGTCTCACTTTTAATAAAAATCAAACAGTTGTTTATGGAAATTTCATGTCACAACAATTCGATACAAAGTTTAAAACTATCATAGGAAATCCACCTTATGTTCAACAATCAAATGGAAACTTATATCTTCATTTCATCAAGAAATGTTATGAACTCTTAGAAGATGATGGTGAATTGATCTTCATCGTTCCATCAGATTTTATAAAATTGACGAGTGCTTCAAAGATCATATCTGATATGGTTCAACATGGGTCATTTACACACTTTTTATTTCCACATGACGAAAAGTTATTTGACTCAGCGAGTGTGGATGTAGTCGTGTTTAGGTACCGAAAAGGTATATTCACACAAATGGTTCAAGTCAATGATGAGATAAAGTTTTGTAACACGATCGATGGTATCGTGACGTTCAGTGATACAGCTCTTTGTGGAGATACTGTTTCGAATGTATTTAATGTGTATGTAGGTCTTGTCTCTGGAAAGGATGAGGTATATAAAGTTCCATTTGGGAATACAGAAATTCTTCTCGATGAGGGGGATACAGAAAAATTTATCTTTACAACTTTATTTCCAAGTGGGAATAAAACAATTGATGCACATCTCCTACAAAATAAAAATCAACTCATGAATCGAAAGATTAAAAAATTCAATGAGAATAATTGGTTCGAATGGGGTGCTCCAAGAAACATCAAAACAATTGAACAAAATGATGGTCGTCCATGTGTGTATGTCAGGACTTTGACTAGGAATGATAGAGTTGCCTTCAAGGGTGCGGTATCCTA